ATGATGAAAAAAAGTATTCTGGCGTTTCTGTTACTCACCAGTTCTGCAGCGGCGCTGGCTGCACCGCAGGTGATTACCGTCAGTCGTTTTGAAGTGGGTAAAGACAAATGGGCGTTTAATCGCGAAGAGGTGATGCTGACTTGCCGACCGGGTAATGCTTTGTATGTTATTAATCCGAGTACCCTCGTGCAGTATCCTTTAAACGATATCGCACAAAAGGAAGTTGCCAGTGGGAAGACCAATGCCCAATCCATTTCGGTGATTCAGATTGATGATCCTAACAATCCCGGCGAAAAAATGAGTCTGGCACCGTTTATAGAACGAGCTGAAAAACTCTGTTAATTACCTAAAATAGCCTTTTGATTTCCAATAAAAAACCGCCTCAGTTCTTTCACCAGAACGGGCGGTTTTTAACATTTAAGCTGATGACCACCGCGCTTTTTATTGACCATTTTGCACGCAAACTGGAAAACCTGGCGTCGTCATCTATTCTTAAAGGGCAAGGCAACTAAGCCTGCATTAATGCCAACTTTTAGCGCACGGCTCTCTCCCAAGAGCCATTTCCCTGGACCGAATACAGGAATCGTATTCGGTCTTTTTTAATTGCATTTGAAATCAATTAGTTGCAAATGTCTCCCCCGAAATTCCCCGAAATTTACTCGAATTTCTGTATTCCGGTCTTTTTGGTTATATCACAACCAAAATACATTTAACAATCCATTTACGTTAAAATCAGAGCAGTAAGTACGTTTTTCTCTCTCATCAAGATACATTTTTGTTGTCTTCTCCGATGTGTGGCCAAGTAGACGCTGAGCAAATTCTTCTCCACATGTTTCTTTGTACAATCGTCCAGCCAGGCTTCTGATCTCGTGAAAAGTTGGTGGGTTTTCACTGAACTGGATACCTGTGAATTTTCTGGCTGCGACAAATTTTTTTGTCAGGCCATCCGGGTGAATGCTGCCGTCAGGGCTGTTTTTTCTAATCCCGGCACTGATTAGATAATCTCCCCGGCTTACCAGGCGGCATCGTTCAACTACTGTACCAAGCCGTAGACCAGCGACAGGAAGGCTGAGTGACAGGGGGATAGCAATCATCATTCCTGTCTTAATTTGCCTGACGTGGAGACGATCATCATAAATATCACTGAACCGCATATTCGTTATGTCTTCGCGACGTTGTCCTGTTACAAGGGCTAAATCCATAGCTAATGGGAACCATGCCGGAAGTTGATCTGCTGCCTCCCTGATGCAGTTGTATGTCTTTAGTTTCAGTCGTTCTCTTGTAACTACTATTTTCGGTGCTCTTGTTGGCGTGACTGGATTTTGAGATATACGTCCTTCAACAATGGCCTCGCGAAACATATCAGACAACACAGAACGCATTGATCCTGCCATTGTGTTTTTCCCTCCTTCAATCCACAAATCAAGAAACTCGGCAATATGGCGAGTGGTTATTTCTGTCAGTAAAATCTCTCCCAATTTTCTTTTATTGTCTCCAGTTGATTTGCCCGAATTTTATAAGTATTTCTGGACACTTTTCTCCTTATAAGAATCGTTTTGTAACGTTCAATCCAGTCTGCCATAGTAAATGAGTCGAACCCTTTAAGTTTTTCAATTAAGGCAGCGGGAGAGTAGTTTTTGTATATATAATGATTTGCTTCAATTGCCTGCGTTACTGCATCTCTTCTTGAAATTTTACCTAGTGTAAATTCTTCTTTCGTCAGAGGGTTGCGCCAGTAATATGCTTTGTCTCTCCTTCGATATGTTAAGTTTCTAGGCAAATTGGGATCGTATTTTTTCCGCTGCATGTTTTAACTTCTCCATTAACGGACTGTCTCTCCCTTGTCGCCCATTAGGCTGATGGTGTGTTATATCGGTATCAACCTTATTTGGGTTGATATAGAAAGCCTCCGGAACCACCCTGTAACTCCTCCCGTGTAGTTCAGGTGCAGGATAAATGTTTCCATTCCTTGCCCATCGTCTCAGCGTTGATATTGATGGTGGGTTATCCGGATATCTGAGTTTTCCCCACGTTTTGAGTGTCACAAGATTCATTGCCATACCTCTCACGATATGACCGCCAGTAAATATACAGAATACTGGCGGGTGTGGTTGATTTTTAATAATCAGCTATGAAGTTCTAATCTGGATATAATGAAATTCACGAGGACTGAAGTTTCTCGCAATTAAAATTTATCAGTTTTACTTTCTGCTCTCTGGAAGCGCCTGCTTCTTTTTCCCCTGAGAGCATTTTTTCGCATTCTGATTTCGTTAGTTTTGTCTTTGAGTATCTTGTCCAGCTGGCAGGAGAACCACCTTCCTTTTCAATAGTGGCTGTAATTTTATACATGAACACCTCCATTAATATTTTCAAAAACCGTGTCCAAAATGCACTTGGTTTTACACCGGAATATTCTCATCGTATCCTGCTTGTTGCGTTTCGTTTTGTGTTTGTGGATCCGGGAATGCATATTCAACGCCTTCCAGTTCAATCCATAGTGCATTACGACCAGCTTTGATTGTCGGCCAGTCCATACCTTTGATTCTTTCCCATGAGCGGGAGGTGAATGTTTTTTCCAGCAAATCAGCTTTTGCGCGTTTGGCGTCGTTACTGGTGCCCCCATGGTGCTTGTTGAGCAACTCGATAATTTCATCAAGTGCAATTTCTTTTGCACGCTTTTCTTTTAGCCATGTCGGTGTACCGTCGTTGGCAAATAATTCACTGTTATCCCGTGAGGTATCGATGCCGAGGTGTTCACCTCCCAGGTTAAGAAACTCGATATGAGGAAGAAAGTTTTTAAATGTTGGGTTTGAAAATACCTGTCCATCAATACGGGTGGAGCGATCTTTTAGTATTCTGGCGGTGCGCCACACCTGACCGGTTTCTATGTTCATTTGCTTCTCCATCTGGATCAGGATGGAGGGTTCATAACCGGTTTCTGTTTCTGCTTTCATTTTTATACCGGTTTTTGCCAACTGGCGTTTGCCATCATCACCTTCGAAAAAGTCATACTCATATCCTGCACGCCCGCACATAATAATGTGCGCCTGACTGTTAACAAATCGATCGGTAAAGCGTCGCCACTCCTGTTTGAGCCACGCCCAGTCTGAAAATTCCAGTCCTCGTTTACGGTTTCGGCGTCTGGCATACTCGTCGCATAATCCGGTCCAGAAGTGACTGATGGAGTCGATGATCATTACGGAACCGCTGCTTTCCGCTTCATTAATGGCTTCAAGCAGATCAACAAACGAGCGGGTTTTTGCCGTAAATAATTCGATATTTTCCGCATCAAAGCGGGGTTTAACCCAGTCAGAGCCTGTTTCTGTGTCCAGAAACATTACCGGGCGGTTACCAGCTTCAATTCCCCGTTGCCGCATAAGCATTACCAGACCAATAGCCAGTTCGCTTGCTGTGTAGGTTTTGCCGTCGCCAGCAAACCCCATAATTCCTGCTTTTAGATAGGCCTGTGTGTTTATTGCTCGTTGAAAAAGCGCCATAGATTTTAGTCCTCCAAATCAATATCAACCTGGTGGTGGGCAATGGTTTCAGCCATGTACCGGATGTGTTCTGCCATGCGCTCCTGAAACTCAACATCATCATCAAATGCGTGGCTGATTGCCTGTTTATTGGCACCGTGGCGTTGCAAATGGTCGATGCAGAGCGATTCAAACAGGTGCTGAGGCAGACCTTTTTCCAGGTCGTCCGCCAGTTCCGTTTCTTTTTCTTCACGAACGATCTGCTGGTAGTGACGAGCCCATGCCATTTCTTCAATACGATCAAAAATCGGGTAAGCGCTCATCACTGGTCACTCCAAAATTTTCAAGCTTGTTGGCAATCATCATTGCGATGTCAGGGATTGCAGGCGCATAGGCTATGCACGCAGGATTCGCACATAAACCGTAAACCGCCGCAATCAACACCTGTTTTTTCCAGTTGAGTTCATCTTCGCCAGTTTCATTATTGCTATCATTATGCTGATCGCTGCCAGCGTTCTCCGGTAACAAATCATCAGCTTTTTCCGTTTTCCTCGGCTCTTCTTCCTGTGCTTCATCTGGTTTTTTTCGTCAAAAGTTTCCTGATAAGTTGCGTCTCCCATCACCGCGCCACAGTCAGGGCAGTTATCCTCGCCAGTCTGATTGCAGGGTGTTCCCTCCTCCGGTTCGCTGTTCTGGTGCTGTTTATCTTCAGTCTGTCGCACTTCATTTTCCGTTTTTTGACTTCATTTGAGGAGATATGATGACCGGGAATCCATTTCGAATCATTCGGGTCGCTAATCCCTTCAACAAATTCTCCGCGAGAGGCAGCCAGTAATTTGTCTGCATCGACAGGATTTTTGGGCGGAATGTTTTTCCGGGCTTCATGGAGTTCTGCCCGCAGTTCCTGATATTTCTCATCAACAGAATTTACCTGTGACTGAGCATCCAGCGGCTGCGTGTTCTGATGATGTTCAGTTGCATCCGGTTCCATTGTTTCAGCCGTTGCCTGTTCATCTGCCATTGCGCCAGATGGCTGCGGTTTTTCTTCATCATCCTGTTTTCCTTCTTCTGTTACACGTTGCGGCATCGGGGCAGAGGAGCGACCGCAGGCAATATCCACGATTTCCGGATCAGGGTTGGCATGATCGGTTTCAGTCAGTACCTTGTTCAGATATTCAGTGACGTGCGCGGGGATGACCTCGATACCAATCGGTGCTTCTTTCACTGACGCAACCACGATGGCGCGGGAATAATCCATCCCGCCAGGCATGGTGATGAATTTGTCGCGGAAAACAGAAAAGGGCGGTTTATTTTCAGTGATAATTTCCTCAATGCGTTTAGCGTGTGCCGGATGAAGGTTATAAATATCCACGTCCATTGAACGGGCCAGTACGCCAGTGGCTACGTCGCGCGCCAGCGACGTCAGATCGTGGACGAAACCTTCGCCGCGATCGGTGAGGTTCCCGCCGCCAGCATTAGCACCGGAAGCCGTGCGAGTGATACGCGAAACACGATTTCCTTTCATCCACTCTTTTGTCAGCAGACCGCGATCGGTGTAGTTGGCATCCAGATATGCTTCGAAAAAAGCAGTCATCAGTCCCAGATTTGAATTGCCAGGATTAGGGAAAACTTTGTCAGTATCACGCACGAGTTTGTGGAGGTCGCGAATCTCCAGCGGGTCGAGCAGACTGGTTTTATGCGAAACAGCCAGAGCAGTAACAGCCGGTAGTTCTTCATCCCGAGCAATGTGTAATGCCTGGAGTTCGTCGCGTGAAACGTGCGTTACCGGTTTTTCGCTGCCGTGTTGCGCAAGCCAACGAATGGGCAGTTCCTGACCGGAAACTGGCAGGAGCATGTTCTCCTCAATTTCTGTCATGTCTTCGCCGTTGACGTTGGTATTGTCAGTGCTGGCTGGTTTGTCCTGAACAGAGGGAGAAGATGCGATAAATACCATTGTGATGCCATCTTCCCCGCCTTTTTCGTAACGGTTGCAGAATTCCGTATCAAACACGCCTTCTGGTGGGAGGTCATCAACAACGGGCAAATTGACGCGAACAGGTTTTTTAAAGTCATCTTCATCGTAGCCAGTATCGTCAATCGCAACAGCACCACGGGAGATGGCAATGGATAATTTTTTCGCTTCAGCCCAGTAAAAACCGCCTTTAATACCGAGGCGTTTTCTTACTTTGTCATTTTTTGCTTCGTAATACAGTGGGTAAACTTGTTTATCGGTGCTCATTGTTTTTTAACCTCAACTCATATTCAGATTGCATAAAAGAAACGAACTGATGATGCGATATGAGAGAGTTCTTTCAGTCGTTGATAACTGATACCGTATTTCTTGTCAGCCTCTTCAATGCGAGCTGTGAGTAATGCAATTTCTTTAATGGCACATACACAACAATCAAATGTTCCCAGAACGTAACCGTCATCAATAATTACCGTGACGTTTTCTTTTTGGGAAATCTGAATGAAACTATGTAATGTATTCCCACATTTAAATTCGGCGAGAGAATCGTTAATAACATCAAGTTCAATTTCACATTCAATAATGCTCATTGCTGTTTCCTTTTTTAAGGTTGAGTGAATCCCTGCCATTGCTGGCATAAATTCAGTTTCGAATATTCAGTTAATTAAAGTTCGTGTGCCATCTTGTCTTTTTCGGCACAAGCTGCACTGCAATATTTTCGTTTCTTTCTGGCAATCATGTTTCCATGCATATAAATAAGCTCGCCAGTAAAAGCTTTTTCAGGTAAAAACTGTTTATTGCAGAGATGGTAATCACATTGTATTAAATCCGGGTCACCTTTTGCTGGAGAATTTTTCTGATTCTCCACAGCCATTTTTAATCCCGGTATGACTGATGGTCTGCCTGAGGGCAGGTGTAAAACAATAATCAAGCATGGGGTTCATATCCATAGCTCCATTTTTATTTTAAGGAAAGCAACTGCTCTACGGTCATGTTTTTAATTGCGCTCCGGTTTACAAGAGCCCACCCCTGTTTTTCCAGATAAAACTGGAAAGTATCCAGGGTACAGACCATTGCACCGTCAGGAACGGTTTCGGTGAATCTGATGTTGCCGTGTTCGTCGAAGTGAACAACGAGAGTACGGCCATCTCCCGGGATAATTTTGTCAGCGGGCAGGGTATTATTCTGGCGCAGTTCGGCCTCCATGCGGTCGAACTCAGCAATGTAGGCTTCTTTGAATGCGGCGGCTTTTTTGCCAGTGAAGCCCATCACCAGGAAAACGAAGCCGTTTTTGGTGATTTGGTACATTGGGCGTTTTTCGCCTTTGGTGTCGGTGTAGGTGACCGACACAAAATTGTGTTCGTTAAAATTTGATGAGCAGTCTAAATTGCGAATTTTATCCAGCACACGTTCGTGGCGTTTGCCGAAGAACTCCGCAATAGCAACAGACGTAGTGACAGCGCGACCATTTTCGATGGTTACGTCAGGGTGAGAAAGGGCAGGGATAGTAGCCATTTTAGTGGCCTCCTTAACTGTTTTAGTCTGCGATTACCAGTTAGTAGCTGGTGATCGGGTGTCAACTAGAGCCAGTTAAGAAGCTCCGGGCATATTCCCCTTACGGGTATTGTATTACGCCTCTCCACCCGATCTTTGTACGGATGTGCCGTATTTCAGGCATAAAAAAGCCGCAAGGCTATCGGGTGCGGATGACCGCTTAACTGTTTCTAGTGCGATCATCTTGCAACAATGCAGGTTGCTTTGTCAATATCCCGGATATCAGAAAGCAAAAACCCCTGAACTGGTGGGGACAGGGGCGCTACTAAATGTGTAATTGCTAAACTCTGATCAATCGTCTGAACAGTAACTGTTTAATATCCTGACGTTGGGAAAGAATCACGTGTGCAGTGATAATATCCTCCTCGACAGAGTACAGCACTCTGTAGCCTTCTGGTGTGTTGCACTCTCTGTATTTAGCCACGCCAAGCTTGAGCAACTCCGGGCATAACTGACATCCGGACGGGAATGCAGTAACTCTTGTTTCAAATCGCTCAAGAATTTCTGCTATTACAGGGCGTGGGTCAATGTCGTTACTCCGGAGATGGTCGGCAATTTGCTCAAGGCTTGTTCTGGCGGTAAGTGTGTATTCAACCTGCATAGTTAACCTTAGTTGTTAAAGCTATCCAGCAACTGTGCTTTTGAAAACACGCGACCTTCAGACTTGTCGTTTTCTGAAATAGTGAGAAGTTTCAGTAACGCAATAGCGTTCTCGCGTTCCTGTTGCTGCTCATAGGATTCAATTACGTATGCAGGAACACCATTCTGCGTGACAAGAATGGGTTCCGCCAGGTCCAGTGAGGCTGCGTTTTTCTTGATGTAGCTGATAGTTTCTATTTTCATATGGGTGTTCCTTTTTTCATTGGGAGTTATAATTTAGTCTGAATTTAGTTTTCTCGCAAGTGGCGGAAGCCGCCAGTTTGGTTTGTTCAAAAAGTCACATCCCGACCCTGCGTTCCGGTTCTGCGGATATATCAGGGCATTCGGCGGCACCCCGAATTGTGGTTTACGTGACAGCCCGGTTCATATTGTTAAAGAGCGGCGGATTTCAGGTGTGGAAATCCCCTGCACGAATAACGGTTAATTCGCGCATAATTAATTAAATAAATTTTGTTGATGCGGTGCCTGGTGCCTCCAGGTGACGTTAACCAGTTAACAATTAACGCCGGAATAAGGGATTTTCCTTACTGTTTTAACTGTTCCGCGTGCGCTCAGCCGCATTCACCGCATCACAAAATTCACTTTAAAAAGGGCGGCAGAGCAAAACTGATGCCGCCAAAAGTTTCATCGCCAACAACTCAATCTGGAGATGTTGTGGCGGGTTGTCACTTAATCGTATGGTCAACCTGACAACCCGGTGGACATTTGCGAGGAACGGAGAAACCCCGCCATACTTACCGCCGCGCCATTTCGCGGATTGCCACAACCGGAAGCGCACGGTCGGCGAAAATTTAACGACAGGCTATCTATGACCAGCTACCTCGCCGTGCGCTTTCGTGTTGTGTGCCTGCTTTTAACCACGTCAGGCGAGGTGGTTCCTGTTATTCCCCAACAACAAGAAATTTGTATAATCTGAATACCCCAACAATAAGAAGAGTGAGCAAGTGATGTTTGATCTATCATTAGCGATGTCAGCTCTCAAAGAGACTGCATCAATGTTAAAATTATTCAATGAAGCAAAAACTCAGGCTGAGGTTGATCGCGCTGTGTCTGAAATAAACTCTAAGTTGTCAAGCATTCAGCTTGAATATTTGTCTCTCATTGATGAGCTGACAATCTCTAAAAGCAATGAGGCTGCGCTCAAAGCAAAACTCACGGAGATAGAAAAGTTTAAGTTCCAAAGTGAAGACTGCGAACCTCGCCAATTGATTACTGGAACGATTGTGTATGCCAGACAGTGCAATACTAGCTCTGGCAAGATTACCATGTATTTTTGTCCAGAATGTTTTGCGAAGAGAGCAATATCTATATTGCAACCTTTCCCTATCGAGGAAGGCGATAAATATACGAAAACTCAATGTCCCTCCTGTAAAAATGAGTATCTCATGGACTACAATTTCAATAATGATTTTTGAGTCAAGGTATTCAGATTTTTAAAGAACATGCCGGATACTCACCCGTGTCCGGCGCACGCACTCCACCTCACCCGTGGAGAACTCCTTAATTACCAACCTTGGCTTCGTTGGTTAGCCATTAACGCTGGTATGTAATCATTCTGGCAATGCTTAATGCCGCTGCTTTTTCCAGCCTGGTGATATCCTGCTCCTGAGCGGACAGATTTTCGGCCTCCTTAGCCCGGGCTTCATTGGCCCACTTCAGGTCCTGCGCTGCCTGAATTTTCTGGTGCATCCACTCATAAAGTTCATCATCGGTATAGTCTGGCGCGATGATGACGGGGTCACGTTTCTGCATACCGATTCCTCGCGGTGCTGTTTCGCTTATCAGCCGTTAGATTTTGCCGAACTGGAAAGCGCCTGTTTAAACTCACTGAAGCTGAGAGCTTCTTCGCCTTCGGCAAGGCCTTCGAAGTATTCTTCGTAAGCCTTTTTCATGATTGTGTCGAAATCCATATTACTCACCTGAGTTTCTTTCCAGCCAGCGACGCGCGCCAGATTCGGTTTTAAACGTTTTGCTTTTGGTATACGTCATCGCGGTGAACGTGCCGTCCTGGTTGGGAAACACGCCACACACCAGGGATTCGTTGTTGCCAAGATCGATAGTATCCATGCTGACCTCATTTCCCCTTAACGCCGGGTGGCGGAACTAAAACCTGTCGCACCGTTGTGCTTTGATGGAATACATTGTTCTCTTTAAATGAACATATGTCAACATTATGAATTCATAAAAGGCAAAAAAACCGCCTTTCGGCGGTATTGTTTTGTAAAATAAAGAATTATTTTTGACGCGTTGCTGGGTCAACGTATTCTGAATAAAATTCAGTCAGTTTTTGAAGTCGCATTTGAAAAGCTGCAAGCATATTTCTGCGTTCTACAGGTGGCAGATTTCTGTAAACATCAAGCAGGGCTTTCTCATCATCATCAAGTGTCTCTCTATTGCTATCTTCTTTTCCTGTCAGCAACCAGGAAAGGGATACGTTTGTAGCTTCTGCAATTTTTGCCGCGGAATCTTTACTGATTGTTCCTCTTTTTTCCATGCGTTAACTGATGAGCGACCTACACCAGCGATACGCGCTAAATCTGAACCGCTTAAGTGATGCTGTTGCGAGATCGTATCTAACCTTTCTGCCAGCGGGGTGTCGTATTGCTTTTTTCTCATGTCCATTTGGCAATTATAACCGTTCAGTGAACACTAACAATTTCTCAGGGTGTTGACTTATGTTCTTTTTAAGTGAACAATTGTTGTGTTTGATTGAAGTGGAGGATTGTATGACTGCTTTGGATAAAGCAATAAAGATTGCTGGTGGTATTCGCCCGTTAGGGCGCGCAATAGGGGCCTGGCCGTCCCAAATACACAAATGGGTAAATGAATACCATGGTCGAGTGCCGACAGGAGAACGAGTTCGCCAAATTTACCTTGCAACTGGGGTTACTCCTCATGAGTTGCGGCCAGATTTGTACCCCAACCCAACCGACGGTTTACCTGTTGGATGTAAGGCTAGCACACAAAATTCACGGGGGATGATTCATGAAAATCAGGCATGAGCACATCGAATCAGTGCTGTTAGCCCTGGCAGCCGAAAAAGGGCAGGCGTGGGTCGCTAACGCAATTACTGAAGAATATCTGCGGCAGGGGGGCGGCGAATTGCCTCTGGTACCAGGCAAGGACTGGAACAATCAGCAGAATATCTATCACCGTTGGTTGAAAGGTGAAACGAAAGCGCAAAGGGAAAAATTCAGAAACTGATCCCTGCGGTTCTGGCAATTCTTCCGCGTGAGCTGCGTCACCGACTCTGTATCTTCGATACCCTGGAACGCCGTGCATTACTGGCGGCGCAGGAAGCGTTGAGTACGGCAATTGATGCGCATGATGACGCAGTTCAGGCCGTTTACCGGAAAGCACATTTCAGCGGTGGTGGGTCGTCCGACGATTCTGTCGTTGTGCATTGATGTTTATGCCGAACTCCTCTGGTTCTGTTGATTGGGGAATCACAGATTATATCCGGAGGAAGGTTCGGCACCAGACGAGGTTTCTATATATGAGCATGAAACTAATGGCAAAAGCAATGGAAATTAAAGTGGGTAATCCATTGCGTAAGCTGGTTCTGATTAAGCTGGCTGATAATGCCAGCGATCAGGGCGAGTGCTGGCCCAGCTACCAGTATATCGCTGACCAGTGCGAGATTAGCAAGCGTTCTGTGATTAATCATATTGCGGCGCTTTGTGAGTCCGGGCTGGTAAAAAAAATCACCCGGAAAGGTGAAAAAGGTAATACAAGTAATATCTATCTCCTTCATCTGGATGGTGCAGAAAATTTACCGGGGAATAGTGCAAATAATTCGCTACATTGTGCATCAGATGCATCGGGTAGCGCAGGAGTTGCACCTGTTGCCAGTGCAGGAGTTGCACCCAGAACCAGTCACTCTTTTGAGCCAGTCAATGAACCTGATGTGTGGATCTGCTGACGCAGATCCACAGGTCAGTCATCGACGCAAAAACAAAATCGACTGGCAGAGGGTTCTGGACAGCTATCACGAAATCCTGCCTGAAATGCCATCAGTGAAAATTCTGACGGATACCAGGAAAAAAAATCTGCGGACGTTCTGGCAGAAATCGGTTTTGACCAGCAGCGATGGGAGTCCTATCTGCGATACGTTGCTGAGAACTGTCGCTGGATGCTGGAAGATCGTCCCAATGGCAGCGGTGGGTTCTGGAAGCGTAAAAACCTGGATTACCTGATCACCGAACGGTGCTATGTCGCTGTCAAAGAGGCGCGGGCAAATGACAGATAACACCTTTCCGGTGCCATACCGGGTCGATGCCGAACAGGCAGTGCTGGGGTGCCTGATGGTAAACACCGACACTGAGCGTGCGGGGCAGGTGTATTCGATGCTGAAACCGGAGTCGTTTTACGTTGCGGCGCACAGGGTTATTTTCCGTGAAATTCGCGGACTTTTCCGCGCCGGAAAGCCTACGGACCTGCTCAGCCTTGCGAACGTGATCGAGGCGAAAAAACTGGATGCTGAGACTGGTGGCTTTGCGTACCTTGCTGAAATCAGCAGGAGTGCCACGCTATCGGCGATGGTTCACTACGCCGGGATTGTGCGGGAAAAATCCATCCAGCGGTACGCGGTGGAAAAATTACATGCGTGCATCGGGATCATGAATCAGCCGACAGACACGAGTGCGACAGAACGACTTGGCGCAGTTCAACAGGTCATTGGCACGGTGGCAGAGTATGCCAGAACAGGAAAAACAGGCGGTCTGCGCCCGGTAAGTGATGTGGTTAACGACTGGATTGATGATCTTGAGCGTCGCTTTTCCAGCCCGGAGAACGCAGCGGGTCTGACGCTGGGGATTAGCTCTCTGGATCGGCTTATGGCCCCCAAACATGTGCTACGTGGTTCGCTGGTAGTGATTGGTGCAAGGCCGAAAATGGGTAAAAGCGCCTCGCTGAACAGGATTGTGACGCATTTTGCTCTGAATCATCGTCTGCCCACACTGGTATTCACCCTGGAAATGACAGATCGCAGCCTGGTTGAGCGCATGGTTGCGCAGGAGGCGAGGGTAAATTCTGAAATTTTTTATGTCGGTGCCAGTGATGACTCGGATATGGCGCGGGCGATGGCGAAAGCCGCAGAACTGGCAGAATCAAACCTGATGATTGACAGCACACCAGGGGTAACGCTGGCCCATGTGATCGCTGAATGCCGGAAGGTTAAGCGTCAGCGTGGTGTTGTCGGCCTTGTGGCGATCGATTACCTGACGCTGATGAAGGCGGAAGCCGCGGAGCGTCGTGATATTGCTTTCGGGGATATCACAACGGGCTTAAAAAATCTCGCTAAAGAGCTGGACTGCGTGGTTTTACTTCTGACGCAACTTAACCGAAAACTCGAGGACAGGGCAGATAAACGCCCCACACCAAGCGACAGTCGCGACACCGGGCAGATTGAACAGGATTGCGATGTGTGGATTGGGTTGTACCGGGATGCTGTCTACAACCGTAACGCAGACTCTCAGCTTATGGAGCTGATTCTCCGTCTGAACAGGGAGGGAGCAACAGGAACAGCATACGCCCTGATGGATAACGGTTCAGTGACTGATGTCAGCGCAGAGGATGCTGCCAGACGTCTGAGACTTGGTGGTCCGGCACGTAAACCCTACGCACAGACGGAGGATTTCTGATGCAGTCACTTTGTGATGTTCTGGAAAAAACGCTGCTTCAGTTCGGGCGGGGGAAACGGCGGAGCAGAAAACACGAAACCAGAAGAATCTGGTTCATCTGAGAAAAATGATTGATGCAGCCAGGCTGGCTGAAAAGCTGGAAAAACAAAACCGGAGGTAATTTTAATGGAAACCGTTTTTGACGCACTGAAAGCAATGGGAAAAGCCACATCCACAGAACTTGCTGCGCGACTTGATATCAGTCGTGAAGAAGTGCTGAACGAACTATGGGAACTGAAAAAGGCTGGTTTTGTTGATAAAAGCGCGTACACCTGGCGTGTGGCTGATAACAACGTTCAGCAGGAACAGCCAGCGCAGGCAGAACTGCCGGAAGAAACCACCACAGCAACAGTAGCGAAAATCTCAGAGTGCGATTTAACCGCGACGATTGAACAACGCGGACCACAAACGGCTGATGAGCTGGCTACATTGTTTGGTACCACATCACGCAAAGTGGCTTCAACGCTGGCAATGGCAATCAGCAAAGGTCGTCTGATTCGCGTAAATCAGGGCGGTAAATTTCGTTACTGCATACCGGGCGATAATTTACCAGCAGAGCCGAAAGCAGCATCGGTAGCGGAAACTGATGGTAAGGCCTTTCCTCAGCCCGCAGGTGTTGCATTACCAGTACAGGAGGCTGCAACACAGGAAGATATTAAAACAGAAACGGTGGCGGACATTGTGCAGTCGCTGCCATTGTTCACCGAAACGCGAGCGGATGACCTGGTTTTACCATCGCTGCATATGGCAAACCGCGAACTGCGTCGGGCGAAAAGTCATGTCCAGAAGTGGGAGCGTGTCTGCGCCGCGCTGCGGGAGCTGAACAAGCACCGGGATATTGTTCGACAGATTACTGATATTTCTCGCCGTGTTGCATCGGAAAAGTGATTGCCGGAGGCACCTATGGCAAAAGTATTTACACCAGAAGAGCGGGAAGAAGTGAAGGCGCGCATTGTGGAACTCGTGCGCCTGAGCGGACGAGAAACTTTTCGACAACTGGCAGATAAAACGGGTGTCAGTAAGACCGCTATTCGTCGTTTATCTGGTGCGCTTGCGGCCAGTGGTGATGTCTGGCTCTCTGATTGCGGGGTATTTCCATCAGAGCAGGCGTATCGCGTATGGCGTAAGACACCGGAGAAGGCTGCTGACCCGACACTG